GTCATTTGGGGTAACACTATCAACAACTTCTTGTTTTGCAGATATAGAAGTCCAAGCACCAAATTCGTTAGTTGTATGGTTCCAATGCCTATATCTAGTTTTAACTACACCTTTATCTCTTACACCTGTTTGACCTACGTATTCTGGGCTTCCATCTGCATTTATATGTGAGATTATGATAGGATCGTTATTACTTGTCTCTTGAATTAAATAAACTTTATCTGTGTTATCAGCACCAAAAAACAATGACTCTGCAATATTATTTACTACTACAGCCGCTTGGTTGTTGATAGAAGCTGAGTTAGCGGCCGCAGTACTACCACCTTGAGTCTTACTTTCGGTGTTATTTTGTGGAGTATCGTATTCTACTTCATACTGAAACAAGTAAGCATCATGATCTATTTCTCCTGCTTTCTCATGTCCAGCGGGATAGACATCAAACTGTGTAACAAGAATTTTATAATGCCCATCATAGTCACCAATCTTAACAAAAGCCATAGACTCATATTGACGATTACTATGAGTAGTGTTCTTCTTCTTTACTCTCTGGGTTTTATTTAAGATAAAACTAAAGTCAGCAACAGTAGTTACTGAAAGTTTATTTGGTGTAAAATCATTAGAGCCACTAGATGTAAAGTTCTTTAGATAGTTTTTTACATCTGTGTTAATTATACCGTTACCCGTTACAGCACCAGTTTGTTCAGTAGGATGAATGTATACTTCATTACCTGGAGTTCCTGTAGCAAACCCTGTTAAATCATATAGTTTAACTACTGGATCTGCACCACCAGATATTCCCCCTTTAATAAGTAAAGCATACGCTTCATCTTCTGATCGTCTTATTGTGTGAATAAAGACATCATTAGAGTTAGCAGAGGTAATACCTTGGATCTCAGCTAGGTGCTCAGTACATGGTCTTTTCTCTAACCCACGTGAAATATGTGAGAAACCATTCTCCTGCCGTTGACCTTGAGTTGGCATACGTAAGGTCGCAGGTTGCTGAGATACTCCATTAACTAAACTAGGTACAGTTCCAGATATTAAAGGCATTATGCAGTTTCTACTGAGTCTACTAAGTTACGTCTAAGGTCATAGGATGAAGTGTGACTTCTATCAATAACTCTAAATACATCGTAGTTGTCGAATATATTGTAATCAGCTACATCACCTTCGTACTCAAGTAAAGTTTGCCACGCATACATCTCATCTTCTTGAAAGAATCTATGTAACTCACCTGACCCTACAACACGATCATGGAATATCCTAGCCGCACGTATTGCTATATATCTACGTGCAGGTTCAGGAAGAGAATCAAACGTAAGTTGTGTAATTAGATCAACTCTAACTTTAGTTCCAGCGGTAAACTTAGTTGTATTCTTTTTTCTATCGTACAACTTTCGATCACGTTCCACAATGTCTGTATCACCGCTTCTAACTAGAGATGTCGTGTCTACTCTTAGTATACTTGGGTCAACAACTATTTCATCACGTTGATTTGTTGTAAGTTCAACATCTAAGTCAGTGTTGAATATCCATCCTCTTGATTGAACTGCTCTTGACACATTATCAAGTATTTGACCTGCTATAGAGGCATCAGATAATCCAGCAAGGTCGTTTTCGTTTTGAATAGGTTGTTCACCAATACTGGTCAACATAGTATTAATAGCCTCTAATCTGGACGTTGGACTAAGACTCATGATACCTTTCTATATTTAGATGTTTTTTGATATTTAGACATGTGTGGTCGTTTTGATTTATCAAAGCCTTCACCTGCCTTCTTACGTTGTTTAATGTTTTTAAACTGTGACCCATCTAAGATGATGTAAGACCAGTCAGATTTTAACTTGTCTTCAATAGCATTAAAGAATTGAATTCCATCGATACCTAGGTCTTTGAGAAGGAAATCTCTAAAACCTAAATTTACAAAATAGTTAAAATCATTTTCATACTCGTCTGGTGTGCCTAATAGGATCTCGTCAGCTACAGCATCCTTTTCTTCATCTGATAAACCTGAGTAATCAGAATAAGTTTCGGAATCTGTGTAATTTGTAAGTCCCTCTGAATCATCGAAATACATTTCTATTTCTTCTTCCTCAGTAAGAGGAACATCCCAATCATCACGAGCAGTGTCTGCTGTAAAATTCCATTTTAAAGTTTTTGGATTACCATTAGCATCTAGTTCTTGGTTAGCCCTTTTTTCTGCATACTCCATAACTCTTTGGAAAGCTGTTCCTGATCCAACATAAGCAGAATCTCTTACATCCTGTGGTATGTTCCAGTTTCCCGCTTCCCAACTTTCTTCAAAGTAATTTTCTTCAGGCCAATATGTAAAATTACCTAGATAATTAGGTCTTTCTTTTGGGCCAGCCGCTAGAATGTTTATTGATAAAGGATTTGTATCATCCCCAGGTTCATTATACATGTTTTTAGCCCCAGACATAAATCCAAGTATATTCCATACAGTCCAATAACCAATATCCCCTCTTACAATCATAGGATTTTTTACATCTAGGACTCCTGCATAATATTTAGGTGGAACTTGTTTTCCGTCTACCACTCCCGCAAACGGCATAAATCCAAGAGCAGATGTTCCCTGCCTACCCATTCTAGTACCAGTAGTAGAAGTAGCACCTTGCTTTCTCTTTAGTTCAAGCATTTGTATTTCTCTTTCTACTCCCTCTGGGTCAGGGAGGACAAAGCCTTCTTCACTTTCATCCCCTGCTTGCCTAAATCTAGCAGTAATATCTAAAACTTGTCCTGCACTACCGAAAAATGCTGCTCCAAACTCAGGTTGTGGAGAAAGACTCCATTTAGGATCTCTTTGTTGTTCAAATTGTCTAATAGCTTTTCCACCTTTTTGACCATGAAAGTATAACCTAGGTAACTGTGTTTTGAAATCTAGTACAGAAGATGGACCTTGTAAGTTTGGATGATCGGATAATAATGATGGAGATTCCAAATAAGTCCAAAGTTCTTCCTGATGTAAAGCCTCAATGTACTCAGGCAACACATCTATTCTATTTAGTTCTCTGTGGTCTTCAATGACTCCATATAATTGATTTTCATACATATCCTGATCAGACCCACGGAACAAGAAATCTGCTATCTCTCCTGCATTTTTCATAGCTAACTCAGGATTCCTTGTAGCATACACAGTTGCTAATGCCAATCTTCTATCAAACTCATATTTTTCTTGTGCTCCATATTGAAAATAAGGATCAGTAACAATACCAAGTGGTCCCGCAACTTTACGCATATAGAAGTTAAACATTCCACCTGCTCTACGTTGTAATGACTTTAGCAACCCTTCTGGTGCAGGTAGTCCTTTACTTTTTCCTAAAGAATAATCTGTAATATCACGTTGTCTCGGTACTCCTACTCTTTCAAAAACCTCCCTCCAATTTTCTTTAGGTGGGTCTGTAAATTGATAACCTATTTTTCTGACCCTTCTAAGGACTTCCTCTGCTCCTTGTCTTGTAAATGTAGGACTTTCAGCAGTCTTTGTAGGAGTTCGGTGCATCTCTTCTAGTATAGCCCTACTAGACGTTGCTTCTTTAGGTAATAATGGTTTTTTAGTTGGATCTTTTGGCATGATGAAAAAAAAGGGAGAACCCTAGTTAAAGAGTCCTCCCTATGCGGAGTTACATAATTGGATTAAACACTAAATAATCCAACCGAGCAAGCAGGTCTCAAGATGTTGTGACCCATGGCATATTTGGATACCATGAGTGTACCCTGCCTAGTGATTTGATACTCTGATTCAACAGACATATCCATCAACTTAGCAGTAGCAACTGCATCCTGAGTCATTACAAGTGCTCTGAGCTTCTGAGCAATCATTGAGGAAGCAAACTTAGTTGCTTGTCCTGCAATAGTGGATGAGGCTCCTTTTGGAACATCGTACACCGAGTTTCCTGCACTGGAAGGATTACCACGACCTGAACCAGCAGTATTCGCTAATGGAATAGGTGCATTGGCATTAGCTATTTCATCCTTATGAGCCGCAGGTCTACCAGCAATGGCAACAGTATCTGAGCCAGGAGTTACTTGGTAGTACAAGTTGGAAACCCAAGTGGTACCAGTGGTGTAGTAACCAAGGTGTTGGGTTACGTAGATAGGCATACCAAGAATGGTAGGTACCTGTCCAGTAGCAACACTTCCTCCACCTCCAACGTCACGGTTGAAGATAATGAGGTCATTCAAGTTACTGGTTCCTGAGACTTTGAACAAGTCATAGTACATGTCAACAGGCATGACAATGAAAGGTTCCCCAGGTACATTGGAATTATCCAATACCCTTCGTGCATCCATAATCGCCTGAACGATATACTTAGGATCACGGGCATCAGCGGCAGCCGCAGTATGACCAGTTACATCACCAAAGGTTACGTTTCCAGTGTAATCTTCGTCATCAAATGCAGTATGCTTTTGGATGTTTAATCCACCAATAGTTGCATTCTCTGAGACAGCGGCTTTTGCCGCCATACGAAGGATGTTCTCATCGGCTACCTTTGCTAATGCAAATCCAGCTTCTTGAGTGTAGACGGAACGGATGTCATAGTGTGTCATCGCTTCGTCAATGTTGGGAATGAATTGTGCGTTGATGAGCAAATCATCAATCTCTACAATCCTTTCACCTTGTTTTGCGGCTGAAGGAACGATCTCAGCCCCCGGTGTGTGATAGGAAGCATCTCGGTACTTTCCTGTCATCGGAAATTGTGCAGACTTTCCTTTTGAGATAGTACGCACACGATGCAAAGGCATCATAATATTCTTTGACTGAAAAGCAGTAAGAACTTCACCTGCATACAGTTTTAGATATAGTCCTCTAACGTCCCCTGACGCATTATTTTGACCAGACCTATGTATCGCAGTATAATCTAACTCAGCCATAATAATCTCCTATTTAGGCTGTTACTACTTAACTAATGATGCTTGAAAGTTCACCAGAGTTATCCCACGCATGGGGCAATGATTACTATTTTTAGCTATTAGTCTAAAGCACAGTTGAGTTACTCAACATTTGTGCGACTGATGCCCTGTAAGCAGGGTCTTCAGCATACTTTGGATCTTTCATAGCCTGTGTAACTTGGGCTAAAGATTCAAATCTTGGTGCAGTTGATGGTGCAGATTCTCCTGTCATGAGTTTTGGAGGGATTCCCTCTTTATTCTGCATTCTCGCCATAAGACCTTGAACAGCAAACATCGCATTAGGATCAAGATTCTCAATTGAGTTATTGAAGGCATCTATTTCCCATTGTTCAAGATTGTCGTTGGCCCATCGTAACATACTTTCGTAGTTCTCTTGACCACCAACAGCATTATAAATGTTACTAATGTTTTGATCAGCAATTGCTTCTTGTCCTGCTAACCATGTATCCACTACATTGCTTGATATTCCTACTTCTTCTAAAGCATGATAAGCATCTTCGGATAGTCCCCCTGTTTCGTTGTACTCTTGTTGGAACACATCTATATCAAGCCCACGTTCATCCAGCATTTCTGCTACCTGGGGCACACTAGCATTTTGTATATTAGCTATTTGTTCTTGTGTGACTTGTTCTTGTTCCTGTTGTTGTGCGACCTGGGTATACTGTTGTTCCAATTGGTTGTAAGCATTAAC